AAGGACTCCAATAAAGAACAGACTTGTTACTACGCGTCGTACCCACGTCGAACACAGCAGGAGTAAGAAGAGGAGAACTATTGGGTCCACCTTTTTCTCCCGGCTTTGTGTAGGAATCACGAAGACACACCACGAAGTCCATCCAGTTGAAGAAGGTGGTTCGTCGATGTGTCTTGTTATCAAACTGATTTTTGAATAGAGTTAATTCATACATGAGGTGTATTATATCATACATTTAGTGTATGAGTCAACCGAAAAAATCCTCAAGAGTTGCGGCTGGTTCAGCATTCCACCCGACCGCATCAAGAATCGGTTCTAGTGGATCTAGGAATGTCTTATCAAACATCATATCATAATCTATGAATTGATGTAGTCCTAATTCTTTCGGAAGATTGAGCGGAAACGAGACGACGTTTTCACCCAGACGATTAGGAACCTTAAGATAAACAAATTTGATTTTTTCTCCCTGCTTGACCGTCTCATATCGTTGTGATAGTCCCGCCTTCTTCAGAGCTGCATTGTAGCAAAGTGCGCCGCGCACATGTATCGGAGTGCTCTTCTTATAGACCGTCTTACGATCAGACCACTTCGCGAGGTCTGATACACCACGTGGGAATGAAACCTCTTCTGGCGAGAGAGTCTTAAATGTTCCCTTGAAGTTGCGAATAAAGTTTTGTGTGTCCGACTCAGTCCCTTCGATGATAACACGGAAAATCTCCTTGAACTTATCACGAACAACCTGCGGAGTGGACGACTTGATTGCCTCGATTCCCATCATCTTGAGTTTGGGTTCTGCGTACTGGACGCCTTCGTTGTTGTGGACGTTCAGGATGTATCGTTTCTTAGCCATCCAGATACCACGATCCGCGATGACCTCACGTCCCATCTCCATGCGATTGACATACGCACCCGTGGCTTCTCCCATCTCTGCGTATGACTTATCGAGCGCCTTCTCGAAATGTGTAGAACAAATTTTGTCTAGAAACTTAACAGGATTGTTGGGATTAAAACGGTCAACAAGATCACCCATTCGGATATAAACGGAGTCTGTGTCAATTGCCACAACATAATCTTCATCTGTTTTGAGAATGTTCTGCATCTCATTGTTTACGCACCTCTCTGCCCATTTGATTGCCAATTGACCCGCAAGAGTGATAGACTCCGCAACGCGCTGATCAAAATAACGAAAGTACTTGTTACCCAAAGCACCATAGAGTGAGTTCATCAAGATCTTGATTGCCATCTGGTTGTTGTTCAATGACGTGATGCGATACTCTAGTTTTTTACTAGGGTTCTTCTGCATCTCTTGTTCAGCCTTAAGCATCTCATCTTTGATGATGCGACGTTCTGCATAGTACTGTTCAATGATTGCGGGGACGACACCCTTACGTTCATGCGAGAACCGAATCCCTGTAGGTGCGAGAGAATATCCCTCTTCGGTCGCAGTCGTCGTCCCATCAAGGAAGCTGTTTACAGAAATGTCCGGAATGATTCCATCCATGACGGTCTCGGGCGACATGTTATACTGCACGATGATGTTAGGATACAGAGAGTTTAGGTCAAATGACGTAACCCAATCATGTGATCCCACCTGTGGTTCTTTAACGTAACCGCCTGGATATGGTGTCTTGGTTTTATCAAGTTTGGGTGGCACTGCGATCTTCTGTTCATTCAACATGCGATAGATGATCGAGTCCCAGATATTAGTAGTGCCAAGTGTGTCAGTATAGTTTACACCCGCCTTATAGGCCATTGTGAGAATCAGGGAAATCAAATCAAGTTTTTCATCGAGACGATGCACCAACTCAACGTCCTTCAGGTTGTAGTCGATGAACTTCTGGTAGTCTTCCTTGTACAGAGTGAACAGGTTGCCGTGTTCTTCATACGAGAGTTTGCGCTCACCCAGTTCGACAAACGCGATGTGGTCAAGTCGATATGATTCTTGTTGCGTATAGGTGAACTTCTTGTACACGTCCAGATAGTCGAGAGACTCGACACCTTCAATAATGTAAGACTGATTCGCCTTACCGTTGATCATCACGTTGCGTTCGCGCACAATACCCCACGGAGACATCCGATTAGACATTTTCTCATCACCCGTGAGTTTGCGCATACGGTTGATCAGATAAGGAATATCAAAGAATTGTGTGTTCCAGCCAGTGATCGCATCTGGTGTGTGCGTAGACCAGTAGTTGACAAACTTGGTGAGTAGGTCAAACTCATTGTCGCACTTGATGTACAGGACGTTGTCTGCGGGCGTATAATCACCCATACCCCAGACCCAATACGTTCCGTCGTTCGCACGTAGCGCGATCGAGATGACCGGATGTTCTGCCACATCGGGTTCAGGGAATCCGGCGTCAGACGCAACCTCAATATCAAGATTGATGACATTGACTAGAGAACGGTCGAACTCAATTCGTTTTGGAAACTTCTTAGTAATGAACTGGCTGACATAGTTGTTCATTCCATACACGGTGACGTTCGCAACGTCCTTGTACATGTTGATGAAGTCTGTCGCAGCCGACATGTCATCAAATAGCACTTCAATAACCGACTGACCGTCGAGTGTGCGCCACTCCGACTTGGAGTCACCTGTAATATAGAGTGTGGGTTTGAATGCAATTTTCTTACGGATCTGTTCGCCGTTCTTGTAACCGCGATACAGGATGTTGTTGCCGCGTCTAAGCGCAGAGGTATAGAATTCAGTCATGCAGCCATTATAGTGTAAAAGTCTAATCTTGTCAAGATAAAAACTAAGAAAGATCCAACTGTTTTTGATAGTGATCTCTTGCAACGTCCATCATTCTTTTACGACCATTGAAGTTGATCGTATCGTCCTTTAGGAGCTTCTCGAACAATTTGTTTACTCCACTACCTAAGTGTAAGTTTAAATGAGGTTTGAGAGAGTGTAGATCAAACTCTTCTCGTATAATATATTTTTGTTTAGGCTTGTTTAGTTCCTGCCATGACATGCGCATCAAGATGTCATAGACCCTCTCATCTAAGTAAGGAGTAACATGAATCTTGTCAAAGGAGTTGGCCAACCTAGTATGTTGTTCGAGACCTGCGCAATCACCCTCTAGATAGTTTTTTCTGAACTGATACCAGTTAACGCGAGTTTCATTTGAAATCGATGGGGTCTTCAGCTTATTTTTACAGTAATGAACATAGTTTCGTTTCTTTTTAAAAGAAGAGTACCTCATCATCGCCTTCTTGCTTACACCGAAGTAACCATCCGCACCCCAGCCAGTAAGGATATACTTTTCAGAGATCTGTTCGTAAACATAAAGGAAGGGGAAGACGGTTTCAAAATGAGTTTTCTTGCGACACCCATGCTTCACCAATCGTTCCCAATCCTCAGCAAGTCTATCTGTAGGTACAACGATAGGAGTAAAGTTCCACTCTCGTTCTTCCGATAGTTTCTGGGCCATATCGAAATCGTATGACGGTGTGTTGGCTAGATGAAAAGAGTACGCGTTTATCTTCTTACCCGCATCTTGGGCAGCGATCGCAACACTGGCAGAATCCACACCACCAGAGAGGAGTACCGCGCACTCGTCGTCATGCACCTCTCTAATGATGTGGTCAATTAATATAGGTCTAATTTTCATAAAGTTATATATTATATTAATAATTAAAGTGCTTGTCAATCAGTGGTGTCATCACACTTACATAACTCGACCGCACGATCATAATACTTGCTAAACTTAGAACTATATCTAAACTCCTTGTGTGTTATAGGTAAAATATTAAAATTTATCTCTATACCATATGACTTCCAAGGTTCTGCCATAGTTTTTGTTTTATTATACATCTTTTGACATTCTTTAGAGTCTTTCTCTTTAGTGCTTGAATAATAAATGTTAACCTCTAAGATAACGCCGGACTTTATCTCATCGTTCTTAGCATCATAAATTCTATCAGCAAGTTTACCTATGTGAAGTGCATTACCAGAAATCTTATAGATATCTGTATAAACTTCTTCCTCAAGCATTTCTTCAATATATAGCTCAAATGCCTTGTTAAGAACAGGATCAAGTTTTAATCCATCAGCTGACCAATCTAGTAGATTATCATCAACAGATAAGAAATTAGATTCGATATGTTTGCGGCATAACTTAATAGTGGCATTGTAATCACCCTGACTAAAATTATTAACTTCGATAAGTTCCTTTTTGACTAATTGATGTTCGACTTGAGGAATTTTAGTTTCACCGTCCTCATGAGTCTCTTCCAACTTTCTAGATGTGCAAAAGTCGATAACCCAAGTTGCTGCAGATTCATAATCTTGCTTTAATTCAGGCTTTTCTGGATTTGGATTGAATCGATTAGAAAGTGTAGTTAAGTCTATTCTATCCAACTTCTTCCAGAAACTGTGAGGAATTTGAAAGGCATTTATTGAAATACCATTTGTAGAACGAGATAGACCACGTGATCGATGATTTCCAGAAATAACAACGACACCACCCTTTTTATATGAAATGTTATTATCTACTATTTTGGCATCAAGCAAGACTACAATTGGCGGCCAATCATCTGGATCTGAATTTTTGTTAAATTTTTCTGAAAGGGAAACTACATGATCCGCATTAAACTTTTTATTACGAGTTTGCAAATACTGCTCTTCTGTAACTACTAAATTATGTAAGTAACTTTTAGAATAATTAGCCTTAGTGATACCATATTCACATATCTCACCAAAATCAATTTTTTGATGTTCAGCTAATAGCTCTCTCAACACCTCAGTGATACTATCAACCCAGTAAGACTGTCCTACTCCTTTACCACCCTTACCTCCTGCACCATTATGATTATTAAACCATAAAGGTGACGTTGATGCTTGATTGTCTTGTAAAATAGTATGCTCTTCAAGAGCCATTTCTTCGTGGGTGCCAACACCCAAGACTTCAAACTTTATAGAATTAGACTTCGAATACATGTCAAGAAAAAATTTATCTTTACTTGAATGCATATATTTGTCGGGGGTATATTCTTCATGACGACGACCCACATAAAAATGGTCGTCTCCCGTTTCCGGATTTTTTACTGTCCATTTATATACGTACGCCTCATGTCCTTTAGAAACAAGTTCAGTTGGTACAAATTTTGTAATTCGTGTCTCGCTAGACAACTTCATAAAATAGTTTCCTCTAAAAGTTATGTGATCATTATATCAAATCTGAAAAAAAAGTCAACGGGTTTTTAAAACTTTTTTATGGTAATTTTACACATTTACTTGATTGCAATCGCGCCAACAAACAAATGATTCTGCCAGAACGGTTGAATCTTCTTAGAGTCAAACCCGGCAGTCATCAATAGACTGTGCAGTTCTCTCCATGTGTTAGGTTTCAACATGTGGCGCAGCTCGACCTCTTTCGACAAAATATCATCTCCACTGAAGTGTTGACGCTTGTGGTCATAGAACCGAAACGTCATAATCTCTTGAAGTCGTGCATCCTCACTTACAGTCTTCTCTGCGAAGATGAATGCACCATTCCAATCGAGACCATGATAGATTCTTTTTACAAGATCTTTGCGACAACTAGGTGGCATGAACTGTAGTGTGAACAGAGAAGTAATCAGAGTGCAGTTTTCAAACTGGAAATCACGAATGTCGTCATTTATAAAACGACAGATACCAAGCTCTTCATCACCAATCTGTTCGGCGCGTCTTTCCATATCACCGACAAATCCAGATGCATACTCAACTCCTGTATATTTTGCATGAGGGGCGAAACTTTTGTTCTGTTTCATCATCTCATAGATAGTCTTACCCGTCGAACAACCAATATCGACCACGTTCTTATCATCTTCAGCGAAATACTGCGACATCGCAACAACATCTGCGTGTAAATTGTTGTAACCACGAATCGACTGCTCGATATGGTTATCAAAACCTTCGTCACGATGCGCGAAAGAAAAATCAGGCTGTTTCATTGTATACCTTCAATACGTTCTCATAAACAGATTCCGCCACTGACTTCATCATCAATGGTGGAACCATACGTCCAATTCGTTCTGCCTTCTGATTCCACTTACCTGTAAGCTTAAAATCATCTGGTAAAGACATTATACGCTTTAATTCACCGAGTGTCAACTTTCTTGGTTCTGCCCAATGGAATGCGCCCGCAGTCGTATTGCCATTACCCATCGCGGTCAGAGTTGGCGCAGGCACCTCAAGTGATACACGTTTGAGATTAAAGTGATGACCCTTGGGATGATAGTCCATACCCGTCAATACTTTATCAGGATATGTGGGCATCTGAGACCCCGTCTGTTTCCAGTACGCGGTTCTTTCAAACTTTTCGGTTAGTTCCTTTACCTCATCTTCATCGTACTCCAGATTGACTAGAGCATCCTTTAGCGGGATGACTTCGCGTGATGGATCGGGAAACAGATGACTCATTGTTAAGAAATTAAGACCGACCTCTTCAGCCACGTCTTGACGAACCGCAATAAAGATAACACGTGTGCGTGTCTGTGACACACCATAGTAACGTGCATCCATAACCTCAGAAACAACTTCATATCCGATGTTCTCGAACTCGTTTAGGATACGGTTATAATATTCTTTTGCCTCACCGACAGTGAGACCCTTCACGTTTTCCGCGATGATGACCTTAGGCTGAATTTCGTTCGCGACTCGTAAGAACTCAAAGAATAAGTCTTCGATGTTCTCGACGACCATACCGTCAGAGTATGTCTTGGTCTGACCCCAACCATCGGAGTGTTTACCTTCGGATGAATGAGATAGCTTACCAGCAACGGAGAACGCAGAACAAGGAGGCGATCCGTCTAGGATATCGAGTTCACCCTTCTTGAGACCTGTAAGATCTAAGAAGTCTTGTCCGGTCAATTCTTTGATGTCGTCCGGAACAATGGGTGTTGTGGGATAATTATCCCGATAGGTGTTTCGCGCCTCTTCGACAAACTCGTTGATCGCAAGGATATCACCACCCGCAAGACGATAGCCTGTAGAAGATCCACCGCCACCCGCGAAGGTGGAGATGACATTGAACTTTTTCTGAGATGCCGCGTCGTAGACATCCTGTAATGTATATGGAGTGTAAGTCATAATATACCTTTACTATTTGGGAGATATTATAACCTATTTAGCGAGGGTTGTCAATCAATAACATGAAAAAATTTATGTCTTGTCCAAGGCTCTGCAATGTGTTTGTCTTTATACCCATGATGGTCTTGTGTTACACACAAGCGTTTTGAAATCACTTGAGTGGTCGGATTCGGGATGCCTGTTTTATGACGATCTCTTTGATTAAAGTAGATCCCAATATCACGACCAACGCCTATTGTATCACATTCGTTCCACGGATGTAAAGAAGTATTTTTTATTCCGAAGTAATTATTTTCGGGCAGTTCTAGGTGGCTTGTGGTGAATGTTCTGAAGAATCTCTGTAGCACACAGTAAGGTCCACAGTTGATAGGAAATTGTTTCTTAGTCATCATATGATGCGCCCAGTGCGCAAATCTCTGGTCAATGCAAT